AGCCTTCTTATCTGTGGCCAGGACTCCAAGCGTCTGAATCTCATATTGACTGTAAGAGCCAAACAGAACACCACGGCCGGAATAGTTTTCTTTAACTTCAACATATGTTTCAGTTTTAGGATCCCAATTAGTTTTTGAGATCCGCTCACAAGTAAATGAATGAACGGCGTCCGCTAAATCTGCATTAAATGCTTCAGCAATATCTGCCTGAATTTCGTCACGTAAGCCCATATCATGCCCTGTAAAGTGGTATGCCAAAGCCATTAAAACTTGCATTTGGATCTTTCAAATCAAGTGAATCAATAAAATCAATTGCTATCTGTTCAAAGCTAGAGATTGCTTCAGATCCGTCTTGATATTCTTTTTCTGACTCAACAGAATCAGCTTTAACTTTCTTACGCTTCAACTGCTGGTCTTTGCCGTTATAAATTACCTTGGCCAGAATTCCTTTGATAATTTCACATGCAGCATCTTTAAGAAGTGGATCAATAGGATCTGGTACAAAACCAATTCTGTTTTTCATCCATACATTAGCCAGCTTTACCAGACGAGCTTTATCACTGTCTGGTGCAAAATCGCTGCCCAAAATTGAATTTGCGTCATCTACAGTAATAAAGCTCATTGCATTATTCCTTAGGGATTAATTTAAGGAGTTCTGCTTTTGTTGCAGACGGCTTGTAGCCAATGTTCTTACTAGCCAAATACTCTTTTAATTGATCATTTGACCAGTTTTCAAAATCATTAGCTGCCGTTTCTGTAGCTGGGTTTTCTGCCGATTTTCCAGCATCCAATTCAGCTATACGCGCTTGCATAGCAGCAACATCATTTTTAAAAGCATCAAATTCCGCTTGAATGCTTACCACTTTTCCTTCAGCCGCTTTAGTAGCATTGTCAGCTTGGAGTACTGCATCTTTTAAACGTGTGTTTTCAGAAATTAACTCTGAACTATCACCATTAGCTTGTTCCAAGATTTCGATTTTCTGTTTAAGTTGCCCGTTTTCTTCAATAACCTTTTCACAGTCAGCTTTTGCTTGATCAATGACTTCTTGCAGCTCTGGAGTAATTCCAACCGCTACATTTACAGTGGCCAAAGTTGTTTTTGCAGGTTCTTCCAATTTGCGAACTTCAACTGGAACTTCTAAAGATTCGTAATCCTTTTGAATCTTTGGATAATTACCGTAAATAATTACCTCTTTTGCTTTCAGATTTGGGGTTTCATAATAGTCAGGGTTAGCAATAATGCCCGTCTCTAATGCAGCCAGTGCTGCAATGCGTGTATAGATAATCTTCATGGCGCTTTTCTCTTAATAATAAAAAAGAGGGCTTATTAGCCCTCTTACGGTTTTAATTTTTAGGTTTTAACCAGTTGTCGCTGTACCTGATAAATCAAGTAAGGTACCTGCTGTCATTTTGTTGCTGGTTGCATATTTAATCCAGTTAGCACTTGAACCAAGTAATGTAAGATCAGGATTTTCACCTTTTGATGTATCCCAACTATAACCAAGAATATCTAAGTTAAATGCACCTTCAGCACGCATACCGATTGCTAAGTTTTCTTCATCATTGATGTCATAAGCTCGGAAGCCCGGTACTTGTGATTCAGTTACAGTTACAGCACCATACTGCAAACCAAAAGCATCATTATCACCTACAGCATCCGTCACCAAGACTGGCTTACCTAACGTTCCCGGTAAACCACCATAGATAACGATTTCAGATTCACCGTAAATTTGCTTAGTGATAGCATCATCGACAATATCGAAATATGTATCTGAGTTCATCACCCATAAGCCAATTCGGCCAAACTTATCACCAAACTTTCGCATACCACGAGTTAATGCTTTGCGGCCATCAACAACGATACTACCTTTTGCAACCATGTCCGGATTGCTAGAAATGGCCGCTTTTAAAGAAGCTAAACTGTACTCTAATCGGCCTGCAACCAATGCATCTGCAAGATCGTAACCAACAACCATAGCAAATTCTTCAGGTGTACGAGCACGGCGTTTAAATGCCTCTTCAGTAGATGCATAAGGACCATATTTATAAGGAATTTTTACGCCTACAGACTCACCTGCACCGATTTTTTCCGGAGTGACTTTTGCATTGGAGTTCACATCACGATGTTTAATGCTACCGCCCACTTTGTAGAATGCATTTTTATTGAAGTCACCTTGAATGATTTCATTACGATAAATAATCGCACCATTGGAAGCTTCATTAAAGACATTCAAATTGTCTTGTAAACGTTCTAAATACGCTGTTTGGGCCAGTTGGTTGTAGATGATCATGTCGGAATTAACTGTCGTAGTCATAACTACTTATCTCCAAATATTTAATGATTAGTTCGGTAGTTTTAGGAAGGCATCATTGCCATGTTCTTTGATGTAATCTGCTTTCTGAGAAACAGACATTTCACTGCGTTTCATTCCAGTAGGTGCTCCACCTTTGCCCCCACCTTGAAAACCGCCACCAGTTCCTTTACCACCTTTAAGAATTAAGTCTTTATGCTGGTATCCACCAACCAATGACTCTAAAGCTTCATCAACATTTGCAAGTTCACCCGGGCGGACACGTGAATAAATCTTTTCGCCGTTCGGATCGTATGCAACCACCTTACCTTCTTCGATTTTGAAGTGATGGCCAAAGGTTGCCTGAACCATGTCCACAGGTACTGCAATGTTGTCTTGAATGTACTTAGAACGAGCAAAACCACCGCCGATTAGTTCTTTGTGTAAAGAGGCTTCTAGCGCGTCACGTTGCGCAACAATCGGGGCATATTTTTCTTCAACTGCTTTGATAGCTTCAGCTTTCACTTTCTCAACTTCACCGGCATCCACCAGCTTTTTATCATCGAGATTTTGGATTGTTTGTAATGCCTTTTTAGCTGCCGCTGGGTCTTCAATTCCTTCAAAAGCTTTTAATGCTTTTTCGGCTGCTTCTTTGGCTTCACGATGTGTTTTAGCTTCATTGTTTAAGCGTGCAATTGTTGCTACCGAGTGTGGTGCATCATGTGGCATTTCTTTGCCATCATCATGAATATAGATCGGCTTATCACCGTCTACTTCCGCATAAACTTTACCGTCGATTGTTACTGTTTTAAGTTTCATTGGTCATCCAACCTATATATACAAAATGGGCATCCGCCCGGATTCGCCGTTGGCATCCGCTTTCGGCAGGCAATAAAAAAGCGCCCTTTAGGACGCTTCATTTCTATAAATGATTATTTACTTAAAGCTTGGCGTACAAATGCATCTTTTGCTTCAAGTAGCTTTCTTAATCCTGTGGATTTTTCAGGCCCGTCAGGAAGTTGCTCATCCATTTGCCGAGCTAAATCACCAATTGGCTTACTAACTTGCTGCAAATGTTCAGGTAAATGTTCGTATTGGAAATATTGGATAATAGGGCTTGGCATTTTCTTCTCACAAAAAAAGCACCCGAAGGTGCTATGGTTAAAAATTAAGTTCTATTTGATGAGTGCAATTGCTTTTAATCTTTCAAAAGTAAAACCATAAATTGCCATGGCTTGAAACCTTAATTTGAAGAAATGGCACCAGAATTCATTTTGTGCTCAGAATATATTGAGCATCTGACATATTGATTTGCTTTTCAGGCATTTGTAGTACCTTTCGCTACGTTTCCTTTGCACCCCAAACCTTTTGTCTAGGTTCATCACCAACTAAGCGGATGCCTTGAGGACCACCTACATCAAATGTTGCCGTGATAGTCGCTGGACCCTCAAAAACACTACAATTCATTTTTACAGCGGTTAATCCAGCTAATGGAATACCTGTTTCCTCGTCACAAAGAGCAAGATGAGAAGATTTATCTGAAACTCTTTTAAGTACCAAATGTCTAACTTTTGATTCACTCATAAGCCAAACTCCATAAATGACAAAAGCGCCATTTGGGCGCTTATATAGGTGAAAATTGTGTCTTAAGTGAGTTTAGAATTACCTGTAATCGGCAATAATTACTCACAGTTAAATCCAGTTCCAACAAGGTCTTTTTTCAAATTTGAAACGAGATTTTGTTGTTCCTGCTGTTGTCCACTAAGATAATTTTTATCTAGAGTCTCTGCACCATCAATAGATTTATAAAGCTCTTTAGATTCCTCTAAATTGTCTTTTAAAAACGTGGTGAGGTTTAGTTTCGCCTGGGCAGCTCTACATAAATTATTTTTAGCTTCTAAATCTTGAGTAGCCTGTTTTACTTGACCAGTTGCAGGATCAAAAGAATATGCATTTGCCATTGCTGACTCCAAAGCTTCAGACAATCGATCATATTCTTTAAGATATTTTTGACTTGGTTCAGCTAAACAAGTGATGGAAATTAGGGTTAGACATACAAAAGCTATTGTTTTCATATTGTATAAATTCTGATGTTTTAAAAAATATAACATAAGAAAAATTACAGACCCAACTTTTTAAAAGCTTTTTCATCCAACTTTCTCAAATCATCTAAGCTATAGAAACGGCCTTCAGGATCAAAGAACTTATCAAAATCAAATTTCCCATCTTTATAGAGCTTAAAGCGCTTTGGCCCTAGCCACTCCCTTTGAAAGAAATCATCTGTTTTCTTAAAGAACTCTTTGAATGTGGTGTTTGCATCTAACTGTCCTATTAACTGGCTTCGCTCTTCTTTGGGGATGTCTTTAACTCTACGTTCGTCCATTACAAATGGCCGTTCGCCAACAAGTTGACCGTACTTCTCGACCGGAACCAAGATACTGCGACAGTTAGGATGTAACGGCGGCACTCGCTTTGCCGGATCATTTATTTCCCACACTGAACCATCTAATGAAGCGCAAAGCTTAGAAGTTCGGCCATCTAAAACGCTAACAAATCGGACATATTCAAAGCCAATTTGGTTGAAGCTATTTAGATAGGCTTGATTGGCTACATGGCTCCGTACAGTTCTTACGGTACGTTCAATATCCGTCTTGGTACCGTTTAAAATGCCATCCTCATAATTAAGCCGTTTGGTACCACGAATGCGCTGAACAATTTCTTGGTTAGTTTTGCCTGAATTAATACCATCTCGAATTGCATACTCAAGCTTTTGACGGGCATTTTCAGCAATTCTGGATAGAAGATCATCGACAAGAGCGCCACCTGCCAACGGAGCTTTTTTGGCGGATAAAAATAGTTTTTCCCCGTCAGGCTTATTAATTTTTGCTCCATAGAGCTTGGCTACGTAAATAGCCTCATAAACAGCCAGCGCCGTAGCAGAAACGGCAAAAGCTTCAGGTAATGCTAAATTAACACTGGCAAACCATTGGGAAATCAAATCCCTAATTTCCCTTAAGTTCGAAGTTGTATATTTACCACCAGCTAAAGCAACTTTCTCCGACTCATTAAGCTCATCCAATAAATCCCGAAGCTTAGAAAGCATCTTGCTCGTATCATCATTGAATAAAGCCAATAGCTCATTTACCGTTTTCGATGAAGCACGATAAAGGTAGGCCTGGTGCTGAGTGAGTGCTTCAAATAGTTTTTTGATATCTGTTGCCATCTCACTCTACCTTTGATTTAAAGTTCCATCTTGCTCTGCTTCAACATTCTGTAGCTCTTCTTCATATTTTTGTTTAGGGAACATACCTGTTTGGTTGTATTCCCACCATGATTTAAATGAAGATCGGCCTTGTAGAGCTGCTTCAAATAACTGTCTAGCTAACTCAGCTAAATAACCTTGCTTGTTAAATTCCTGACTAATTTCAAACATCAAATCATCTTTAGTTAGAACATCCACATTAGGCGTTACAAACTTAGCAGCCCATCGTAATGCTGCTGACAAGCCTTCATTCATATTAACGACACAGAGCGAAAGAACTGAATGCTGAACGGCGTCATCACTATTTGCCTCTGTAGCAGTCTTTTTGCTTCCAGAACCCTTCTCGATTAAACGTGCCCCCATCTCCTTCATTTTTTCCCACTTGTCTTTCATGGCTTCCCGGGCAAGAGTATTAGGGTCGGCTTGTACAATTCCTAAACCACCATTTTCAGGTAAAGGCAAAAGTACTTTCGCTCCAATGTAGATGCCACGTTTCTTGGCTTGGTCATACCACTCCCAATTAACACCCTTCGCATAGTATTGAGGTTGCCCCATATAAAAAACGGACTCTTGAAAGTCCGCACTGTCACGATAATGGGCTATATTGAGATTGGCCAAAGGAAGTAATGGCGGCTTCTTAATCTCTTCTGAATTATCAATTGCACCTACAAATGTAAAAGGTATATAGGTCCAGAAATTCCCGTTGTAATCTGTTGGAAACTTCTTCTCTCCGCCAACCCAGTTACCCTTTTCACCCTTTGTGTACACCTGAACGGAATAAATATATTCCCCATTTCCCTCTTGCTCTAAACGAAGTACACGATATTGCTCTTGTTCGGTTTTACTAAATCCATCAGCACCGCGCTCAGACTTAAATTCACGGATAACCACGAGCAAAGTTTTTTCTGGTTATCGACCATTACTGAATCCCAATTCACTACATCAAGGGCATTTAGTAAATGAATCATCGGATAGGCTTTTTGTGCTTTAAATTCCGCTAGATTACGAGCTGGTGGCACATCAGGATAATCAACATATAAAGCACAACGATAATGCTTCAATAAGTGGCGAATTCCATTTTGAGCCAATTGATAAGTACTTAAACCAGCACCATTCGCATTACGTTCTAAATGAGCAAGCTCCGGAGGAAATTTAAAACTTGGATCTGTTGCAAAAGCTGCTCCAACTAAACTATTTGATGTAGTCCCTGTTACTTCATAAAAGACTGCACGGGTAAGATAAGCCTCATAAGCGCTTTTATTTGCAGGTGATTTATCATGTGCATTTGGCATCGGCAAATATTTTTCACCTTTAGCCTTAACTGCATCTTCACCTTCACAAACATCATCAAGTTTTTGCCAGTATGGCAAGTTCTTAACATATTCAGCATGTTGAAAAGTTACATCACTCATCGAGCAAATCCCATATCAGCAAAGAAGGCTTCAAAACCTTCATGTAATTCATTAAACGCATCTGAAGCTGCATCCACTTGGTCGTCATGTGTGCCATTAGGAAAATGACGAAGCTCATCAATAAAATCCTTATTCCATTCACCTTTGAGCATTCGTACATTTCCCACGTTAACTTGGGCCGCAAATGGTTGTGCCCGTGTGAGCTTGTCACCTGAAATTGGTTTGGCTATCACGTTATAACCGGCAAGAAGCTTCACAAATGAATTAGCTTGCGATTTGCCTGCTTGACCGGGGTCTTGTGGTAAACGCACAGAAACTTTTTTCCCATCTAGCTTTGCTGTTTGTTCTAAACGCTTATTCACATTGTCTGGACCAAGCTGTCCTCTTGTAACATCGACAATGTAAGTAAAACCATCTGCGCCTAGAGCTTCTCGCACACCTACTGTAAAGTCGCCTTCATTTTCGGTTGCCCCAAAGTCCCAAGCCCTAACTTGTTTCAATACATCTGCAGGCAAAGCCTCAACAATTTGAATATTGTCGGGCTTAAAAAAACCGCCTGCTGGCGGTGATGGCATTTGTCGGTACTGCCCGGCAAATACATATGGTGCTGCTTGCTCCATTAGCCTCAATTTTTGGATATTGTGTTTTGCTGGCCACAGTGCGGATCCGTCTTCCTGAATAGCTGAAAGACATAGATGCTCCCACACTTCACCGTTACCACCAGCTACAGGAACGCCGTCTTTTCTATCACCTAGCAACCATCCAGCTAAATCATCTTCATGAAGTCGCTGCATAATCACAATGATCGGCGTATCTGGCGAGTTAGTACGCGATTC